TCATGAGCTTATTGTTGCTGGGACTGTTGTCCAAGACGCTAGTTCTACAGTACCATCCTTTAAAGTTGATAACTTAACCGCCACTGTTGCTATCGTTCGACAGGTGGCGGTGGAGGTTCAAGTTCTTGAGACACAAGTTCCTGCCGTAAATACTCCAGCAGAGATAGCCGATGCCGTATGGGCAAAGGAACTCCCCTGATGGCTACCGCAGGGGAATTATTATCTAGGGGGTCAACTGCTCCGGACGGATCAACGGCAGGGGTTAATATCCAGAACCTCGGTGCTGGGTCTTTGGCTTTGCTGTATTCAACTATGAGTTCTGACGTTTCTGAGCTTGAGAGCAACGCTTCTTCTAACACAACATCGGAGCTTTCTTCTGAGTTGCTTTCTTCCAACTCACAGACTTCCTTTCAAACAAACCTAAACTCGATAAGCTCGGAGGTATGCTAGATGAGTGTTTTTTTTACTGGTGACGATTGGGATATAGCAGTCACGCTAAAAACTGACGGAACACCGACCGATGTTTCTGGTGCTACAGAGATCAAGGGGGTGGTTGTATCCGATGACTCTAACTCCCCAACTGTTCTGGTTGCAGAAACTGTATTGAGTGCGGTAGCGACAGGAGCAGACTGGTCGAATGGCTTGGTTGTGTTTGAAGTTCCTTCGGCCTCAACTGGAATCATCGCAGGTAGCCACCTAGTTGAGATACAAGTTGAGGAGGGTGGCAAAAAGAAGACGTGGCCGAGGGTCAAGATCAATGTGAAAATTGGGACGATTTCTTGACACTGTATTGAGTGTAGATACGATGAAGGACCATATGGAACGCAAATCATTCATTTGCCCACTTGATGAAGTCAAAATGGGTGATGCCAACTCCAAAACAGGGGAGTTCTCAGGGTATGCCTCAGTGTTTGGCTCTGTCGATTTAGGTGGGGATCAAATCCATAAGGGAGCCTACACCAAGACCTTAAACAAGTGGGGGGAGAAGGGGATGATGCCTCAGATGCTCTACTACCACGACTCAGCCGACATCATTGGTGAATGGACTAAGATGGAAGAGGACGAGAAGGGATTATATGTTGAAGGACGCCTTTGGGTGAAGGGTGACGAATCCCTTGAGTCAGCCAAAAGAGCCTACAACATTCTGAAGTCAAACTCAGTCAAAGGCCTATCCATTGGCTATGGCGTTCCAGAGGGTGGCGCAGAAGTTCAAGAATTAACTACTGGGGGACGTATTAGAGTCCTCAAGGAAATAGAATTGTTTGAGGTTAGTATTGCGCCATGGGCTATGGAGCCCAAAGCGTCAGTCACTGATGTCAAATCATTTGTTGGCGATGATGGTCAAGTCGTCAGCAAGCGTGAGGTTGAGAAGTTGCTACGGGATGTGGGGCTCTCTCAGAACCAAGCCAAGGCGTTCCTCGCTGAAGGCTATAAGGGGATCTCTCGGGAAGAGAGTGAACTTGAGGAGCTGAACGCATCCCTCGACCGACTTCTTTCAATTAACAAGGAATAACCATGAGCGACATCAAAGAACTCGCTGACAAGGTTGAGCAGGCAACCAAATCCCTGCATGACGAACGAGAAAGGTTTGAAGACCTTTCTGGCAAGATGGAAAAAGGCCTCATCTCTGAGGCTGAACGTAAAGAGTTGATGGAAAAGGTTGAAAACCAGACCACCAAACTTGAAGACACTGTTGAGAAACTCGGCAAAATGGAAACAGCCATTCAGAGAATGGGTGATCGTGAAGAAGAGAAGAATGAAGGCAAGTCTTTTGATAAGAAAGCCTTTAATGATGGAGTTCGAATCCTGCTCAAAGGAAACGGAGTTCAGATGTCTTCTATTCAGAACCTCCCAGAACTTGAGCAAAAGACCCTGAGCAACGCTGTTGCCACTGATGGTGGTCTTCGTGTTCAAGCAGACATGGACAGTGAAGTTGGACGTATCCTCTATGATACTTCTAACCTCCGTTCTGTTGCTCGGGTTGTGACTACTGGTTCAAACAGATGGCAAAAGGTCTGCAAAGATACTGAGCTGACTGCTGTTCACACTGGCGAGCTTGATACCAAGGCTCTACAAGACAACTCAACAACTTTCTTGAAAGAGATCCCTGTCCACGAGGTTTACTCATGGCAAGGTGTAACTGAGCAACACTTGGAAGACGCTGACTATGACGTTGTTGGCGAGACTGCCATTGACGCCTCTGAAGCTATCCGTAGGGTTCAGAACACTGCTCTCATTACTGGTAACAACACTGACAGAGCAGAAGGAATCACAACTGCGACTCCTTACACAACTGACGCTACTGAGTACCAAAGAAACAAAGTCGGAACTGTCACAGCAGGCTCTGCCACTGCCGTCACTTTCGATGAGTTGATGGAAGTTCAAGACGCTCTGAAAATGGGATGGGACGCCAACGCATCTTGGTTGATGAGTCGTGCTTCTCGCTCTGTTGTTCGTAAGCTGAAATACAGCTCAGGAACTAATGAGTACATCTGGGAACTCAGCACTCAAGCAGGCGTACCTGCCAACATGCTCGGCAAGCCAGTTCAAATCATGGAAGACATGCCTTCTATGTCTACAGGCAACGTTTCATTCGTATATGGTGACATTCGCTCTGCTTATGTTATCGTTGATCGAGTTGGAATGTCAATCCTTGATGATCCCTACAGTGGTGGCAACGTTCGATACCTCAAGTATCGTTCTCGCTATGGTGGTGGCATCGTCAACTATGACGCCATCAAGTACCTACAACAAGCGTAAGGAGTAGAAAATGCAATTCGATCTTAAAAGTTACCTAAACTTTGAGCCTTCAATCATCCCTCAGACTAGCGCAGGGAACATTGATGGTTCTGCAATCGACACCAAAGGCTCTCAGTCTTGCGCCATGTTCGGCTTCGTTGACGGAACTGCTGAAGGATCTTTCAAGATTCAAGATTCAGCAGACGGATCAACTGGTTGGGCTGACGTTGCTGACGCCAAGGTTTTGAGTGAAGCGAATGACAAGGCACACGTTGCCTCTGACATTGTGAAGCTCGGTGTTGTAAACTCCAAGAGATACCTCAGAGTTGTTTTCACTGAAACCACTTCTGGTGTTGTTTCAGCAGGAATCGTTCTTGGTTGCAACAGCATCGTTCCAACAGGAACAAACTAAGGCCAATTCATAAAGCGGTGGGGGTTCCAACTCGGGGCCTCCACCCTTTTTTTTTAAATAAGGAATAAATCTTGAAGTCAAAGGTAACAACAGCACCTGCAACAGAGCCAATCACTTTGGCTGACCTCAAGTTGAGTCTAAGGATCACAAGCACTGCTGAAGATACCTTTCTCACCCAACTGATTACAGACGCTCGGGAATCTGTCGAACGCTACACGAATCAAAAACTGATCACCCAGACCATCACAGGGTACGGATCACCTTTCAACTTCAGTGATGACGTTTGGTGGGAAGGTTATATGGTAGGGCACAGCAACATGATTACAGGCCCCCTTCAGCACATGGAACTTGACCATGGACCTGTTCAGTCCATAACTTCGGTTGAGACAATCGACACAGACAACGCTGAATCGGCATACGCCTCAAGCAATTACTATCTAGACAATTACGACTTGGACCTTCTTCCAAGGATAGAGTTCAACCAAAACGCAACTCACCCAAGTTCAATCAGAAGACAAAATGGTTGGAAGGTTGTTTATGTGGCAGGGTACGGAGACAACGCAACAGACGTTCCTGCTGACATCAGGAGAGCCATCACAGTCTTGGCAGGCTATATGTGGGCGAATCGTGGGGCCTGTGGGGATGGAGAATCCTGCATGGACGGATGTGGGGTGAAGTTTATGCTGAGGGATTACAGGTTGATCGGCAATGACCTGCCCTAGAGATTTTCAAGAAGTCGCAACCATTCGGGAAGCCACCAAGGTCAGCGACAACGCAGGTGGCTATACGAAGTCTTGGGCTGATAGAGTCACAATCTTCTGTATGATTGAAGAGACAGCAGGGGCAGAGTCAATCATTGGCGGTAGGCTTGAGCATACCACTTCCCTCGTTCTCACGACTCACTATGATTCAACGATTCTCCCTACCGATAGTGCCTTGGTAGATGGTACAGAATACAAGATCACAAGGGTAGAAAACGTTGACAGAAAGGATGAATACATGAGAATATACTGCGAGACAGGGAGAATATAAATGAGCGCATTCGTACTTTATTCAACAGCCACATCTGATGGCGACAGCGCCATACTCACAGTCCCTAACGATGGGAGGGAGTACGCTCTTTGCAGAGTTTATGGGACATTTGATGGAGCCACAGTTCAAGCGTCAGCAGACTTCGACAACAGTGGAACATACTGCAACCTAGCCGATGGGGTTTGGACAGAGGAAGACATCAAGCAGGTTTACCTCAAGCCTGATGTGAAATTCAAGCTAACCATCTCGGGGGCAGGGGGAAGCACTAGCCTAAGTTCGGAGATTATCTAATGACAATGATTGGCTCTCCTGTTGTTGGCAGTGGTGGTGGTGGCGGTGGTATCGCCAATGGGACTTATCCGGTAAAGGGTGATGTTGACGCAACTTTAGCAGCGAATCTACCAGCATCTCCTGCTGATGGGGATACTTATAGAATATCTGTTGGTGGGAATTTTGAGAGTGATGCTTCAATAAACCCAGTTGGTTACTTGTTTACTGTTGGTGACTTCATTATTTGGGTGGACTCAGAATCTAAGTGGCAGTCTAGGGAGTCTGGTGATGACTCTCTGAAGACGACCAGTAATCTGTCCGACCTTCAATCAGTGAGTACAGCTAGAACGAATCTAAGCGTTGACTCTAGCTCAGAGGTTGACACCAAGATAGCTGACAAGGTTATCGCTTACAACGCAGTCTCCCCAGAAGACTTAGAGGCTAACCTACCTGCTGCCTCTAACTCTGGCAGGTATGCGTTTGTCGATGTCGGTACTGCTAAGGACGGACTATACAGATCCAACGGATCAAGCTGGCTTAAGATTGCTGACGACTCTGGTGACAGAACGACTCTCTTCTCTTACGGAGCAGGGACAGATTACGGACTGGTGAACCAGTTCTCAGGTGGAACTCCTAGATACACAAACC